CAGGGCGATCACGCTGTCTGACGCCTCCTGTTCGGTGGCCATCTGCTGTTGCAGCTGCTGCATCCCCTGACTGATCACCACTCTTAGGTTGCTCTCCTGCAGCGCCAAGGCTGCTTTTGCCTGCGTATACCCCGAAAGGGTTATGGTCCCGGCCTCAAGCTCCCGGTCCAGCTGTTCCTGCATCGCGGAAAGCGAACGCAGACTGCTGATATTCTCCTGCATCGTCGTGGCGAGCTTGCGGCTCTCGGCGCTCATGGCGTTGTAGGCGGCCGAACTGTCGGCAATCAACTTTTTATAGGTCGTTGCCGCTTCGTCGCGCAGCCCCTTGATGCCGAGCGTCACTTTATTGACCTCTTTATCGATGTCGCCACGAAATTCAAAGGTGATATATACGGGATCTGTCTGTGCCATTTGTCTCTTTTACTACTTTAATCCGAAAAATTCAAGCTCCTCCTCTTCGCTCTGGAGTACCTCTTCTCTTTCTTTTTTCTTCCGCATCCGTCCCTGGTCGCTGATCATGGTCAAAACGACGCACCACGGGATACGGTTCATGATTTCATCATACGTGATTGCCCCCTGCTGCACGAGGGTGTAGATCTGTCCGAACGGGCTATGGGGAGGATCATACTCCTCCTTTAACTCCCGGTCTCTGTCGGCTGGCTCGCCTCCGTCGGCTTCATCAGGTTCAGCGAAGCGACCGATGCGATAATGCTCACAAAAGCCTCGCTCGTGCTCATCAGCACGATGATCTTGGCCAATTCCGCCAATCCCTGCATCGGCATGTGTTGCCGGATATACCAGGCGAGCGGACGGTTCAGCAATCGTGCCGACCATGTGCCACGCAGCAGACCATAGGCGATGATCCGTGAGGTGGTGACGCCGTGCTTGGCGATCTGTTCCAAGACGCTGCCGAAGTTGCCGTCATGCAGGTGCTGCAGGTCGATCTCCATCCGCGTGAAGAGCGATGACATCCGGATAAGGCTGCCCGCCGTGGGCAGCTTCACCCGGATGGGTACCGTCTTGCGCCCGAAGATCCGGAGCAGCCACGGGGCAGGAAGGTTTATTTTGAGCCGCCGGTCCAACAGGGCGTCGGCGGCCATGGCTTCTACCGGGGTCATGCCGTGGGTTCTCCTAATTTGTAGATCTCATAGGCCCCGTCTTCTTCGCTTGCCGAACTCATGGCGGTAGCGGTAATTTCGATCTGGGCGATCTGGTCGGCTGCCAAATTCCAGATAAACCGAGCGAGGATCTTCGCACGGGGGATGTCGATCACCACGTTATATCTGGTAAGGACACGTAGTGCCTTTTCGATCTGCACTACATCGCGTGGCGCTTTAAACTTGTCGACAGTGTATTTCTTGCCTTCGATGGTCACCTCCTGTGCCTTGGCAATGGATCCGCCGAAAACCTCTACCAATACATCGTTATCCCATTCCATGAGGTTGAGCTTGACCTGTTTCAAACCGGTTTCCGAAGCCACCGTTTCGACCGGGACGGTCGGTTCTTCCTCGCAATAGAAGTTGGTCACGGTATCAGCTTCGGTGGTGAACGAGGCGGTTCCTTTCATGGTGCGTGCCAATTGTTTCATCTCGGCAGGCATACCACCTTCTTTATTTACGTCACCGAACAATGCGGCCTTCAAGCCAACCGATCGTATATTTTGTTTCGTTTCTGCCATAGCTTATAAATGAATTGAATGATTACCGTTAAAATAAATCCGATTAAAACACCGCTCGAACACCATTTGAGCCGTTGGCCGAAGGTGGCGACGGGAGCCTCTTTCTTTTCTTCCTTTTGCTCCGTCTGTTCCCCTCGGCTATAAAGCTGTTCTGCGAGTTCAAACACCAGGCGCTCGAGACTGTCGCAGCGGGCGGAAGCGATCACGTCACCCTCTCGGAAGGTGAGGCAAACGGTCGCCTGTCCGCTTCTCTCTGTATAGGCTGCCCCGCCGGGCAGCTTACGGAGGCTGTCCAGCGGGACACTGAGTGTCGCCCGGGCGGGTGGGATTATCTCGGGGGTAGCGCTTACCTTTCTGTCCCACACGAGGCTGTCCAACCGGTGGATAGTAGTACTTTCGTTTATACTCCTGCACGAGCCGGCGAGCAGGGCAACGGTCGTACAGAGGGCAGAGCACCAGTTTTTCCAGGCAAGCCTCTTGTGCATAAAACCTTTCTTTGAGTTGCAAGACCTCTCCATGCAGTTCGTCGATTAGCCGTGAATCCTTTTCAAGCATCTCCCGGAACGCATCTTCCCGTTCACCCTTCAGCCGAAGCCGGACAAAAGGCAGGTCGGACAGCCATTTGAGCAGGACCATCAACCCGCCGCCGGCACCGAGAAAGTCGAAGAATACGCTCCAGTCCATACATCATGCTTTTTTCTTCTTGCGGGCGAAGAGCGAGATCAGCCATTGGATGAGTCCGGTTTCGGCAAAGCCCGAAGCGGCGATACCAGCACCGATGCCATACATCAGGGCGACCGTCCAGTCCAGCCCGGCGAGAAATCCTAATTCCTGCCACCAGCCGAACATACAGATGCCGATGCCCAGCACCCAGTTCAGCGCCATGCCCACCCAACCGGGCATCTGTTTCCAAAAGCCGCGGATCGTCTCCACGATCACCGGCACACCTGCCACGATCGCTGCCAGCGAGGCGAAGATGTCTTCATAGACGGGCGTGTCCGACAGCGGATCAGCGGCCACCACCTGGGCCATCACGGGGATGACCATCGCGTAGAGGGCCAGGATGGCAAATAAGATTCTGTTTACATGTTTCATTTTGATTTCTGATTTTAAATTGTTTTTATCCACTCTTGCACGTCGAAGGACGGGCAGGCCTTTGCCGCCAATTCATTGTGGCCGACGATTTGTACCGAGGGGAAGCGGCGGCGGAAGTCCCTCACATAGTTTGCGAGGGCTTCCAGCTGCTTCGTCGTGCGGGTATCCTTGGGGGTCTTGCCGTCGATGTCCACACCACCGACATACACAATGTGCCGGGCTGTCGAGTTGTGCCCTTTTGCCCCATTGGTCACCTCCCAAGGATCCACCACATCGTCTTCATTGTTGGCCACTAATCGTTCCACTGTCCCGTCGAGGTGTATCATGTCGGTATAGCCGACCTGACTCCAGCCGCGGCCGCCTTTATGGAGCGGGGAGGTATGCCAACGGCGGATATCGTCCGCCGATACTTCACGGCCTGCAGGGGTGGCGGTGCAGTGGATGACGAGGAGTTTGAGACGTGCCATAGACTAAGAAATAGCAGATGTTGCCAGCTCTGCGTAGGCATTGCCGTCCCACATCAAGGTGGTTACTTTCTTCTGTGCGCAATTGGCTCCTCCGACGGTAGCGACGGCAGCACCTTCATTGCGGACAATCAGGAGCGATCCCGGCTGTACTTTTGTTTCCACATCGATGGTTTCAGTGGTCGCCGGGGAGACGGTCACCAAAGCGGGATTGGCATCATGCACGATGCCATTTTTTTCCACTTTGCGGTCTACGGCGACAGGGAAAGGAATGGTCACCAGGCGTTCGCCTTCTTCGTTGTAAGGGGCGTAGAAGTCGAAGCTCCTACGCGATTTCATGTTGATGTAACTCATTGTCGTATCTGTTTTTTAAGTGAAACATTATGCCTTGGGCGAATAGACGGCCCCCAAGTATTTACCCGTTACCGGAGTGGCGACACCACGCATATTGAAACCGACCACATCGCCACGGTATTCGGGATCGTTCAAGCGGTAATACATATCCACCGTTCCACGGGCACGGGCTACCGCCTCCTTGTAATAGAAAAGGGAAGAAGGCGCGTCGGTAGCTGCCACTGCCGCATTCCAGGGAGCTTTCTGGCCTGTCGTGCCGTTGTACTTCGGAGTAAGGGATGAACGGACTACGGTGAAGGAGAACAGTTTGTTTTCGTTATAGAACGCCTTGTACATGTTCAAGTCCTGCATACGGAGATCCATCGCGTGCATCGGGTTCAGAATCAAGATACGTCCTTCGGTCGGAACTTCCAGTTCGTCGAACGCCAGTTCCATGTCCATCACCATTTCGTAGGTCATGGCCTTGTAGCCCCTCGCGTTGCTATTACCGTTGGCGGCTTTCACCGGTGTAAAGTCACCATTAGCGGCCGGAGCCCAGTTGAAGGCAGCCAGGCGTGCGAACTTCTGCCGGAGCGAGTTGCGGTGTCCCTCGATCACGCTCTGGCGTTTTTCGGCGGACTCTTCGATTTCGATGGCGTTGATATGTACCGTGTTCTCGGTATCGAAACGCTTCAGTACGATTTCGTGCGGGATGTCGGTACGTGTCACGATAGGAATCGGGTACAATTCATTGTCGATATACACCTCCGGATCCACGCCGGCCTCCTGCAAGTGCAGTTTGTCGTTGTCCACCCAGGCATCCAGGCTCTTCGAGTGCGCGAGGAACGAGTCCGAGGGGTAAAACTTCTCGATAATCTCCGGAATCCAGATTTCACGGTTCAGTCCTTCAGCGAGGCATCCGGACAGGTTCAGCGGAATCAGGGACAGGCCCATCTGCAGGGCGAACATTGTCCCGTGGCTGACTCCCAGGACGGAGGCAAAGGCTCCGCTCGTAAGGGCATTGAAAAGCAATGCCGTAATTAAGGAAACAATAAATTTCGTTTTCATTCTGATTGTTTGTTTTATAAAGGTTTATACTTGTTTTCAGGCAGGGTATTTGCCGTAAGCCTCGAAGAACTTCTGTTTGTAAAGTTCCCCGTCCTTCTTCAATTCCTTCAGACGGTCCGCCTTTACGATTTCGGAGAAGGTCATGTCGGCGAGTTTCACGCTACCCGTACCGCCCGGGGAAGCGGGCTGAATCTGCTTCACCACGCTGATATGTGGCGGGATTGCCTCGAGCTGTGCCTTGGCCTGGTCAAAATCGGCATCGAACATCTTCAGCCAGGCCTCCTTGCCTTTCGCGTCCAGCCGTCCGTCCTTGATGGCCGCGTCCACCAAGGTGATGGCGGAGGCTTTGCGTTCATCTTTTTCCTTTTTCTCGAAAGCCTGTACCTTCGCGTTCAGCGCCTCTTTCTCTGTTTTCAACGTGACGTTCTCCGTCTGGAGCTGGTCACGGAGCCGGATGATCTTTTGTACTTCGTCGGCAATGGCCTGTTCGCTTGCATTGTCCGACAGTTTCAATAAACCTGTTAAAATTGTCATTTGCGTTTCATTTTTATGTGATACATGGATACCGGAAGCGGTATCGAACAGTTTGATCAATGTGCCTTTGTCGTTCAGGTCCATCCGCTTGTTCTCCTTGTCGTACAGAGCCAGTGCGTTGTGGTTGCTCCCGATGGTGCAGATGGAGGCTTCACGCGCTGTCCAGGTGACCATGGTCGGATAGGTCTGTCCGGGCAACATCAGCGACGGATCGTCCGAGCTTTTCCCCGGCCATCCGCCTATGCTGGCTGCCTTGAGGAACCCGCGTTCCACCTTGCCCATGACGGCTACGGCTCGTTCGTCGTCTTCGTCAAACACGGCATCGGCCAGGATTTGGGTTCCCTCGACGCGTATGTTCTCCCAGCGGCCTATCGGCAGGTCCCAGTCGTCATGGTTGAGCAGCATGACCGGGTTGTTCTTGAATACGGACAGGTCGGCTCCCGATGTCAGCATCCGGAACCCTTGCGTATTGACCGTCTCGTCGTGTAATATGAATGTCTTTTTCGGCATCGTTTTTTTTGATTTTCCACCCCAAAGTTGTGGGATAAAAACGAGCCGGAAAAATCGCACTGTAAGGGTTACGTCTCACTTGCAGTTTGTTTACATCTGTTTGTACGGTAGCACTTTGCGATTATTCCAACCCGAAAATCGCTCGTACTTTTGAGGGTGCAAATCAACAAAATATAGACAGGCATGGGTACGGATTTAAGCATAAAGCAAAAGAAGGAGTGGGCAAAGATGCTCTACCTGAAGGAACACCTCACGCAGGCGGAAGTGGCCGAGCGTGTCGGGGTCAGCAAACAGACGCTTTGCAAATGGGTAAAGACGGAAAAATGGGAGGAATTGAAGGCTTCCGTCAGCCTGACACGCGAGGAACAGTTGGCCAACCTCTACCGGCAGGTGGCGGAGATCAACAAGGCCATTGCCAGGCGTGATGAGGGGGAACGGTTCGCCACCTCCAAGGAGGCCGACACGATCAACAAGTTGGCGGCCGCCATCGAAAAGATGGAGAAGGAGACCGGGATCGCCGACATTATCAGCGTTTCCAAAGGCATCCTCGACTGGATACGCAAGACGGACACGGAAAAGGCGAAGGAACTCAGCTTTTATTTTGACGCTTATATAAAAGACCGGCTCAAATGAAACCACTCAAAAACATAGATAAACAGGCTCTTGAAGATTGGGATGCCTACCTGAAGTCCATCCGTAAAGATACGGCAGTCGATTTGGATATGCCCTACGAAGAGCGGCAGAAGCGGTTGGCCTACTTAGAGAAACATCCGTTGCTCTGGATCAAGGAGATGTTTCCGAACTATGCCAAATACGAGTTTGCCTCCTTCCATAAAAAGGCCATAAAACGGCTGGTTGATAGCCCTAAGAACTGGTACGAGGTCTTATCCTGGGCGCGTGAGCTGGCCAAGAGCACGGTCGTCATGTTCGTTGTCCTTTTCCTGGTCCTGACCGGAAAGAAGCGGAACATCATCCTCTGCTCCAACAGCCTCGACAACGCCATCAAGCTGCTTGCCCATTACCGGGCACAACTGGAGGCCAACCAGCGTATCCGGTTCTATTACGGCGAACAAAGGGGATTCAAATGGACGGAAGACAACTTCATCACCAAGGGGGGAGCCTCCTTCATGGCGGTCGGGGCACGGCAAAGCCCGCGTGGTGTCAAGATCGAGGAGGTACGTCCGGACACGATCCTCGTGGATGATTACGACACCGACGAGGAATGCCGCAATCCGGAGATCGTGAACGACAAATGGAACTGGTTCGAGCAGGCGCTTTATTTCACCCGTTCTTTCTCGGAACCCTTGCTCACGATCTTTTGCGGGAACATCATCGCCAAGGACTGTTGCGTGGCACGGGCCGGCAAGAAGGCGCTCGAGCTGTCACGCCGGGAGAAGCCGATCGGGAACTGGGACATCATCAACCTGCGCATGGTGGATATCAACCACCCGGATCCCAAGAACGATTTCGCCTACGGGACTTCCGTCTGGCCGGAGAAGAACGATGAGGAGACAATCGACGATGTCCTTGCACAGGTGAGTGCCGCCAGCGCACAAAAGGAGTGTTTCAACAACCCGGTGACCGAAGGGTGCTATTTCAAGGAGATCAAGTGGGGACCGGTGCCGCCACTCCACAAGTTCCCGTTCCTGGTCAGTTACGGCGACCCCGCCCCGTCCAACAAGGTATCCAACAAAAAGGGGGTGAAGAAGCTCGGCTCCTACAAGGCCAACTTCCTGATGGGCGTGCTGGACGGGAACCTGTATGTCATCACCGGATACCTCGACCACGTGAAGAACGAGGAGTTCGTCAACTGGTATTATTATCTGCGCGACTATGTGGCTGACCGGACACAGGTGTACAACTCCATTGAGAACAACAAGCTGCAAGACCCGTTCTACGAGCAGGTGTTCGTCCCGCTTTTCCAAAAGAAATGGGAAGAGACGGGGTACATCATCCCCATATCGCCCGACCTTCGCAACAAGCCGGACAAGTTCGCGCGTATCGAGGGGAACCTGGAACCCCTGAACCGTGCCGGGCGCATGATCCTGAACATCGCGGAGAAGGACAATCCCAATATGGCCCGCCTGGAGGAACAGTTCCTCCTTTTCGACGACGGACTGCCGGCACCCGCCGACGGTCCCGACGCGATAGAGGGCGGTTTTTTCATCTGCCAGCAAAAGGCGATGGTGGTCAAGGCGGGCAGTTGTGCCGTCGGGACACGCCCCAGGAACCGGAAACGTTTTTAACCCAAATACACATTCTATCATGGCATTTTTGACAATACAGGAATTGAACACCCACCTGCATGACGAACAGGTCGAAACCATTACGCGGGGGGACGAGACCATCGCACAGGCCGCCATCGACGCGGCCATAGCCGAGGCGAAAGGCTACCTGACACGTTTCGACTGCACACGCGTTTTCTCCGCTTCGGGAAACAAGCGGAACCAGTTGCTATTGATATTCGTCAAGGATATCGCCACCTGGCATCTCATCAACCTCTGCAATGCCGGGACGGACTTGAAGTTCCGGCAAGACCGCTACGAACGGGCCATCGACTGGCTGAAGGCCGTCCAGCGGGGTGACGTCTCGCCCGACCTGCCCGACCGGGAAACAGAAGAAGAAACGGGAAGCAACGCCCCGATCGGCCCCATCGCGTATGGCAGCAACCCCAAGCGGTGCCAGCATTTCTAAAAGACCGTTAGAACGCTGTTTGAGCGGTCGTATAATCAAATGAAAACAGAAACATGAATCATGGCAAAGAAAAAAAAGAAAGTGGCCGTAAAAGGCCCGGATTCGGTCGGAACGAAACAACGGCCGGTCCATACTGAAATATTGGTCCGCCCCATCCACCGGGGCGTGAACGACATCGGTTCCTGGCGGAGCGCCCTCCGGCTGGCGGACTTGGGGAACCGGACGAAATTGTACGACCTGTTTACCGACCTGCTGATCGACGGCTACCTGTCGGACGCCATCGACAAACGCATCGACGCGGTGACGGACGCGGACCTCGCTTTTACCATCGACGGCAAACAGGTCGACGAGATGGACGCGCTGATGGACACGCCGGAGTTCGAGTCGCTCCTGCGCGAAATCATGCTCTCGCGCTTCTGGGGCGTGTCGCTGGTCGAATGCCTGTTCCTGGACGGGTTCGGTTTCAAGTCCATCCCGCGTAAGCATATCCGGACAAAGACCAAGGAGATCGCCATCCGGGAGGAGGACGAGCACGGGATACCCTACGCGGACAACGACCTGATTATCCAGTTCGGAAGTGACGACGACTTCGGCATCCTCCTGCGTGCCGCCCCCTTCGTCATCTACAAACGGGGAGGCTTCGGCGACTGGGCACAGTTTGTCGAGCTTTTCGGTATGCCCCAGCGGATCGGGAAATACAGCAGCATGGACGAACAGAGCCGTCGGGCGCTTATCCAGGCATTCGAGGAGGCAGGGTCGGCTCCCTACTTGGTCATACCCAAGGAGACGGAAGCCACGCAGACGACACTCAGCAGTTCCGGGAACGGCGCTCTTTACAACGATTTCCGCAACGCCTGCAACGAGGAGATACTGATCACCGTCTTAGGCCAGACCATGACCACGCAAGACGGCAGCTCGCTCGCGCAGGGGCAGGTCCACATGGCTGTGCAGGAGAAGAAGCACCGGGCGGACCGCCGGTTTGTCGAACGGATGTTGAACAAGTATTTCGTCCCGCTCTTAGAGAAACGGGGGTATCCGGCCGGTGGTGGCAGGTTCAAGTTCCTGGACAAGGCGCAGGAGATTTCCGTCGAGGAAACCGTCCTGCTCTCCGACATCCTGCCCATCCCGCAGAGCTACCTGTACGAGAAATACAACATCCCGCAGCCGGAGGGTGACGAGGCCATCGCACGGAAAGAACAACATCCCTCATTCGTGTTGCCTCCGGACCCGAATGATCCGGACGACCCGGAAGGGAAAGCGGCCGCCATCCGGAACAACGACCGGAGCTGGCTCCTCCGCCTTTGGGATTTTTTCGCAGGAGCCCCGCAAGTCGGGGCGACCGATGGCAAAGCCCGCATCCGCCTCAGTGACGACACGATGCAGAACCGGATCATCAACCGGGTGGCGGACAGCCGGGGTAAGGCATTGTTCGACGCGGAACTGTTCCGTTTCTTCGCGGACGACTTCGTCCGTGCCGTCGGCAAGGGACGTTCCAAGGTGGTCGGGCTTGCCGATACCGCTTTCACATACGGGGCACGGGACGACGCTTTCATCACCTCGATGGAAATGAATGTCTTCCACTTCTCCGCCGCCAAGACGCTGGCGGAGCTTCAGGAACTGAACAGCCTGTTCCGGGAAAGCGGCAGCTTCGAGGAGTTCCACAAAAAGGCCTTGCAGACGACGGACGTCTTCAATAAGCGGTGGCAGCAGACCGAATATGAAACGGCGGTCCTCACCGCCGAGTCTGCAAGCAACTACCAGCGGCTGGTCGGGAAGACGAAGCTTTTCCCTTATTGGGAGTACAAGACGGCCGGGGACGACAAGGTGAGGGAGGAACACCGGAAACTGGACGGACTGGTCCTTCCGGCCAATGATCCGAGGTGGGACAAGATATTCCCGCCGAACGGGTGGAAATGTAGATGCTACGTTGTCGCCCTTATGGGACATGAGGTAGAAGATCTGGATCTGAAAACGGAACAGGATCGTTGTGACAACTATTTCAACACGAAAGAGTGGAAACAGGTCGAGGTGCAGCACTGGGACGTGAACCGGGGAAAGACAGCCGAGGTGTTCACCCGCAATCAGATGTACATACAACAGTTTCCGGACAAAGCCTCCAAACTTGTCGGTAACCTGTATTATAACGACTACGGGCTGGATTCGTTCGGCAAGAAACTGGCCGAAGCCACAACTGAAGCCCCCGCAGCATTTGAAGGGAGAAAAGAGGATTGGCTGTCCGAACACAAATGGATAGTGGATTACAAAGGACGTCAAGTGGAGATGACGGAAAAGGTGTTCACGCGCCATACATCCGGAAAGTACACAAAGACACGGGTACCTTTGTTGGACTGCATACCGGACGTGTTGGCCCATCCGGACGAAGTATGGATAAACGATTATGTAAAGCCGAAGGATTTCCGGAACATGAACTTTATCAAATTTTATAAAGAGAAGGTCATCAATGTTATTTGCGATGTGACAGACGCAAAAAACTACCGGATTGCCACTTGGTTTGAAATCTATCCGAACGCCAAGATTGCGGATAAGACGAAAAAAAGCCGTAGGATTGACCCACGCTGGAGATACAGAAGAGGATTATTGATAAAAAAATCGCGGGAATAAGTCCTTGCGTCCGTCCGCCGACTGGGATGCGCCACACGTGACGTTTCCGCCTCGCCGGATTGGATGGCCGGTGCCAGATTCCCACTTCGGATTGATTCCTTCAGGGCTTTCTTATTCAATATTCGACTCTCGTGCCCCCGTCATCCGCGAGGTGCTTGCAGTTGATAAACGTCCTGAAGAAACTTCTTGGTACAAACATATAAAATATTTCAATATGAACTTCAACGAGTTGGAAAATTATTTAAGCTCCCTGCCGGACAAGATACTGGACGATGCCGCCGAGATCGTGGCCGAGACCGCTACCTCTTATTATAAGGAGCGTTTCCGCGAGAAGGCTTTCGACGGGAATCCGTGGGCGCCGGCAAAGATTCCGCGCCGGAACGGGTCGCTCCTGATCGACAGCGGCAACCTGATGGGCAGCATCCGCCCGGCATACGTCGGGCGCGACAAGGTGGTCATATCCGCCGGCAACGACAAGGTGGACTATGCCAAAGTCCATAATGAAGGGTTCACCGGCCGGGTAACGGTACCCGCCCATGTGCGCCATACCTCCAAATACGGGAATGTAGAGGTAAGAGAACACACCCGCCAGGCGAACATACCGGCACGTCCTTTCATGGGGCGGTCGGACGAACTGGCGGAAGAGATACACAAGCGGCTGGAAGGATATATCGACACATTAAAATAACAGCTTATGAACAAAGACATTTTTGTCTCGCTATGCGACCGTTTGGAAAAGGAGGTTCCGTCCCTCCGTTGGATCGATGAAGACCTGGGGCAGTTGAACGTGGGCAATTCCACGCGGCCGGCGGTGGATTTCCCCTGTTGCCTGATCGACATCGAGTATTCCGGTTGCCGGGACCTGACCGACCTGTGCCAGTTGGTGGATTTAAAGATCACACTCAAATTAGCTTTCCCCTACCAGGGGGAATCATACAACAAGGCACCCGAAAAGGTAAGGGAAAAGGCGTTGGACCGTTATGCCGTCATCAGCGAAGTACACGATTGCCTGCAAGGGTGGACGGCGGATGAGATATTCTCGCCGTTGAGCCGCCGGAGCGGACGGCCTTCCGTCATGGCCGGCGGCATCAAGACGTACACGCTCGTCTATGGCACTACCTTTGAGGAATACCAATAAAAAAGCGGGGTGACAGATGCCCCGCTTTTCAGTTTTCCCAGTTGCGATACGGGTATTCCTTTTTCAGTTCCCGTATATCTTTCTTGCCTTTGTACAAACCGTCCAGGTAATCACCGAAGTCAAGTAAGGCGTTGCTGATCGTGCGGTCTTCCACATGGAACTCCTCCGACAGGATGCGCATCACGTCGTCAAAACGCCTCCGGCGTATTTCCGTCCAATAGTAATAACGGGCGATCAGCTCCCGGTTACGCCTGTACACATGCTCCTGCCGGCTGGTCTTGCCTCCCGCCGCCTGCACGGATACGCGGGTACGCCTGTGCCTGATGCCCTCGCCTTTGGTCTCAACGTCCAAATTCAATTCGTACTGCTGTTGCATGGAATCCAATTTTTTCAAATGCAAAAATATACAATCCATCCCACACTTCCCACCCTTTTCTGCATAATTATGCAAAACAACCCGTATATACAACCTCTGTATGTATCCAGTCCTCCATTTTTGCCCATGAACCAGTTGACAAAGGGTAGTTGACAGTTTAGGTCCCGGACAGATAACTCTCAACTGTCAATTGTCAACTCTCAACTAAAAACGCTGTTTTTATGTTACAAAAGTATAAGTTAATCAAGAGAAAGAACCTGGGGAAGGACAACGGGACGAACTCGAAGAAGTTCTATGCCCAAGCAGTGAACAACGGCTATGTAAGAAAAGCGTGAAGATAAGTCATGTCAAAATGACCCTAAAAAACATGAGATTCTAATAGTTGTGACATTTTTGACATGCTTTTTTCTTGGCACTTTTTTTGTTATTATATACTCAATAAATATTAATTAATAATTATAAAGATGGATAATATAGATTGGGGAGAAAAATTTGAACGTATTTTGACTTATAGTTTTGGCTATCCTAAAACGAGTATTTATTTTGCTAATTATTATACTCAATTAGAAAAAGTTAAGGCGTTATTGTTTTCTGTTTGTATAAAAGAAAGAAACATTTCTCCTGAAAAATATTCAATAGAGGAAATTGAGCAATTAGAAGATTTTGAAAAGAGATTGCTTGATAGTAAAAATTATAGCGTTGTAAAAGAGATAATTCTTTTTTTCAATAATCGGCTTTATTAAAAAAGTCCATCCTGATATATTGGGATGGACTTTTTTATTGTAAATGATTACTTTATTCGTTTACTTATCTTATTTTCATATAATATTATACATTCGAATAAATATTTAGCTACGACTGGATTCACGGCATTTCCAAGACATCCAACGCGGTGTGTCCAACCTCGAATCCCATCATTGATTCCAATATGTTCACGATCTGGCATTTCGAGAACCCTTTGAGCGATAGAAAATCCACAGTGTTGGTTTGATGGCGGGACAAATATGCCTTGAGCTTGGTTCCACTCTTGAAACCGCCCCGCTTGTCGTTTGACTTTGTTGGAGTAGGCAATAACGTACAACCTCTCCCTGCGATGGTCGAAACCAAAGTCGGCATTCGATAGACATTGCCATTCCGCATCATACCCGATTTCGGAAAGATCGCATAAGACCCGTTCGAATCCTCGAAAAAGGAGAGCTGTGCTGTTCTCAATGATGACATATCGAGGTCTAACTTCCCGTATAATTCTATACATCTCACACCATAATCCAGAGCGGCTTCCGTAGATACCCACACCACCTCCTGCAAGGCTGATGTCTTGGCATGGAAATCCTCCACTAATGACATCCACGTATCCCGGGTTTGAGAGTTGCTTGATATCTTCATGTTTTGTAGTTTTCGGAAATACTTTTTCTAAAATTCTTCGAGGATAGGAGGCGATCTCGCAGCTCCACAAGGTGTGAATGCCCACCCATTGGGCGGCCTGCTCAAAACCGCCTATTCCAGAGAAGAGAGAACCATGTGTCATACCTGCTTTTCCTTCCATTTTCGTTCCTGTTCCGTGATCCAGTCGTATATCTCCGGCCAAGTAGGAAGGCCGCCTACCTGCTTGTCGTCGATGTAACAGTGGGCGTAGACCTTGCGTGCGTCGTCGCCGTAGAGGGCGAGGTTCGCCGGCTCGTGGGCGTTGATACGGTCGAAGGGGATGCCTTGCTCCAGCATCCAGTTGATGGCCTTCTCCAGCCGCTCACCCCAGCGACAGGTCCACAGGATGAGATAATGGCCGTCGGCTTTCAGCTTGTTCATCACCTCCACGGCGTAGGGCTTCGGGGAGCCTATCTCTGGGTAGGTACCCATGCAGAGGGTACCGTCGAAATCAACAGCGATGATCATTCGTCACCTCCTCTTCCTCATTGATTATCTCCATCTCAAAGTGCATGATTGTCTTCAGAAAGAATTTCCCGTTTTTTCTAAATTCAGAATCCGAATCAATTACCAATGTTTCTTCAAGTTGGCATGCACGAGCCATTGTTTTATGAGCAATTTTACCAAGTGTTTGTGCATCTTTTATTTCGCAAATTGCTTTTATTATCTCATTTGTTGTCATTCTATTTTCGTTTTTAATTTGTGATTTAACTGTCAAATCTCCACTGTCAACTAAAACAGCGACGGTTCCTTTGATTCCTTCAGGTACTCCAGCAGGATGTAGTCTAACGGCTGCGTCTCCCAGTTGATGCCGGGGCGGTTCTTGTAAAGCGACTTGATCAGCCGGCGGCATTCGTCCGGCAGGAGGCCGGTGTCGAGCTTCGCTATCGGGAGGTTGATCCGGTCGAGGGTGAGGGTGGCGGCGTGCATGATCTTCGCGTTGCCTTTCCATACGCCCTTCAGGTAGATTTGCTTCACTGCGCCGATGGCGTTGCGAACCGGGTGGTGCAGGCGGATCGTGGTGAAGCAGGTGCAGTTCAGTTTGTTGTTGAAGTTCTCTTCAAATTCCAATCGTTCGTCCATGACTTTATAATATTTTCCTGTTTGTTGTTTGCATTTGAAGCAGTAGACCGTCCACTTGCTCGAAGTCCTCACCACCCGGCCGACGGTGGTACGGAAGCCGCAGGGACAGACGTAGATCCAGCGACCGGGGGTGAGGGTGGCGGTCTTTACTTTTTTCAATGGACAATTGACAGTTGACAATTGACAATTATTTGTTCGGTCATCCCGAATTGTCAATTGTCCATTGTCAATTGTCCATTCCTTCAGAGTCTGTTGAATGACGGTTCCAGCTTCTTCCATACGCCCATCTTGTCTTTCTCGAAGAAATAGAAGTTGGTGGCGGTCCCTTCGACCAGGTGCGACTCCTTGAACAGGTTCATGATGGCGGTGTATTCCGCGTCGCCGAACTGTTCCTCCAGCTCGTAGAGCTTCGAGATGGACTTGTAGTCGAGATCGCCGTACTTGTTGCGCTCCAGGAGCGTCATGGCGAGTTGGTACATCGGGTTCTCCTGTCCGTCCTCCTTGCCCTCGATCCACTGTTGCAGGAACTCGATCAGGCGCGAGGCGGCGGCATCGGCACGTTCGTCGAAGCGTTTCACCTTGTTTGATTTCACTTCAATGCGGAAGCAACCCTCCTGGATGGAGAACGACATCTGCCCCTCGCGGCGCAACTGGCCGTACTCGGCAAGCACCTGGCGGAACGCCTCGATCTCGTCCACGCAAAAGGCGTGCAACCCCTTCACTTCGTCGCACACGGCACGAACCTTCTGTTCCACCTTCTGTACCAGTTCGGCGCGGATGCCCTCGTAGGCGGCGCGTTTGTCCAATGCTTGTTGGCGTTCTTCCGCTCTCTTCTTTTCCAACAAGGCTTCCAGTTCCTTGCTGGAGAGTTTACTTAAGTCTTCCATTTTTCTTTGTTTTTGAATGTTGATTTATAATTGTCAATTGATTCTTGTATTTCACATATTCCCGGCGGAGGTAGGCGATCGACTGTTCCAGTTTGTCGATCTCCTCGTCCCACTCCTGGAGTAAACGGCGTTGCGCCTCCATGTCGCGGGTCGGCCGGGTGAGCAGCATATCGACCAGGAAGTCGCGTTCGCCTTTCAGGTAGTCCAGACGGCGGCGCAGGCGTTTGCCCTGTTCCTCGATTTCGTCGAGTTTGTCTTGTAATGGTATATAGTGTGCCATAATTGTCCATTGTCAATTCCCCAAGATGGGAAAATCCAATTCCGGGTTGCCGGTAATATCCACGCTGTTGCGCTTGCAATAGAGGTTGTAGATCGCCGTAAGGCGGCTCTCCGGGATCGCGTTGAAGTTGCCGCAGTTGGCGGCGCGGCAGGCGATGCCGATCACGTAGCGCACTTTCGCCTCGCGGCTCTCGAACGAGTAGCCCAACTTGTCCACCCACTTACTGATGGCGGCAATCACCCGCCGGCGGGCGTTGTTCTCCTGGCTATCATAGCGAGTCTTCTTCTGCTGGGGCGTACCCTTCATCGCCTCGATCATGAGGCTGTATTCGCGGGGGTACTTCGCGTACATCTCGCTGAGCGAGGTGGTACGGCCTCTGCTGTGCTCATGCACAATACCCTCCTTGATCACGTCTTTATAGTGCGGGTCGTAGCCCGGCACCTCCTTCAAGAGCGTCCAGAAGAGGGCATGCGAGGGGGCGCGGCGGCTGGTTTGTTTCTTTGTTGTTGCCATATTCTAATTATTAATTGTCAATTGTCTTGTTCCCGGAGGCGGAATCGAACCGCCCCGCGATAACCGTTCGGGATGTCAGTCTGAGATCTCTTCGACTGTCAGGATCTCCTTCAATTTCTCTCTCATTTGGGAAGAGAGCGTCAGGTTGATTTTTTTAGCGACGACCTTTCCTCCGTCGATTGCCAATCCGGTCTTGAAGGTGCCAAAACCCTCCAATACGACCGGCTCGCCGTTTTCAAAATGATTGTAGGCCATTTCTACAAATGCGCTCAGCACGCTCATGGTACGGATGGCCGGTATGCCGATGACCTTTTCTATCTCCGTTGCAATTTCTTTGGTTGAAACCTGCTTACCCTGTATGGGGCGTGCCTCTATTCCTTTGGAAGGCATTTGGATTCTTTTGTACTTAATCATATCATTTATCTGTTTTGAAGGTAAAACATCGATTCGAAAAACTCCTTGGTGAGCGGCTCGCCCCGGCGGTCGGCCTCGCGGATGGCGGGTTCGAGGTAGTCGGCCAGCTCGCCGTAGTTGTCGGCGTTCATCCGGAGCAGCTTCATGAGATCCTTGCCGTAACCCCGTCCCTCGAAGAAACGGGCAAAGGTGCGGTCGATCGGGCGGACGTGGCGGATCCCCGCCTTGAAGCGGCGGATAAACTGGGGCATGCCCTCCTTGCGCTTCGTCTTCTCCAATTTGTTCAGGATGTCGTCCGTCCCGATCATGACGATGGCGCAGATGCCCTTCAGGTAGTCATAGATCGTCTTGATGGAGAGGAGACCACGCACGGAGAGGTATTCCGCCTCGTCGAACACGAGGATCGGCAGGTTGCCGTTGTCGGCGATACGTGACAGCTCCACGCTGATGCGGTCGATCCGGTAGGAGACAGAGCCGTCGAACGACACCTTCAGCACCTTCTGTATCTTGCGCACCAGGTCGCTGATCGAGTCATTCTGGTTGCAGGTGACGACGTAGGTTCCTTGCGGATAGGCCTGCCGGAAACGCTCGACCGTGTAGCTCTTGCCGCACCCCGTTTCGCCCACGATGATGCGGGTGGTGGCGGTCTCTTTCGCCTCGGTCAGTTCCTTGACGATGTCGATAAACTGCTCGGTCTCGACTAATGGCCAATACTCCTTAGCCACCTTGTGCCCGATACGCCCGGCGAGGGCAAGGAACCATTTGTCGTCGATATCCGACTCCTTGCCGGTCCGACTGTTGATGAAGGTGAACACGCCTTTCATCATGCTGCTCAGGTAACTGACGTTTACGCCTGTCAGCTTCGACAGCTCGTTCTGGCTGATGCCTTTCTCTTCCATGTAGGCTTGCGCAGCCTGTATGATGGATTGTTTTTCTTCTACTTTCATAAGTCTCTGAATTTATCTAAGTCTATTCTTGATTTCGCATATTCTTCGTAGGCCATCTCTTTCTGTTTTTTCTCCGTTTGAGCGGCTTTTTGACGTTGTTTGAGCAGAGATTTGTCGAGTGTTTTTTCAGCCAACGCCCTTTCCTTTTGTTCGTTGGTGATTTCCTTGGCACGGTTACCACCCAAAAGGCGAGCTGTCACCTCGTAGGGTAGTTGCTCGTCGATCCAGCCGGCCACCTCTTTCACCTCGTTTTCGTACTGCGTGACGGCTTCCACCTGTGCGGCCTGTCGCCATACATGGTGGCCGAGGTTGCGGACGCTTTGGCCGGTCTCCTCCGCATGGCTGATACTTGCCTTGCGTGCGGCGAAGCAGGTGAACATGAAGCGGTCGTCCATCGTGTAGAGGTCGCATTCCTCCTCGTCCCAGTACATACGGGCTTTCACCTTGGCGGCATACCCTAAATAGTCCCGGATTACCTCGCCGATAGATTCCACTTCGGGAATCTCGAACATGTATTTCCGGTCGCCCTTCGTGATGACGATGTTGCCGCGTTGACGGGTGATCTCCTGCTCCGTGTAGTTGCCGGCGATGTGCCTCCAGACGCGCAGGTCGATCTCCTTGGCTTCCGGATGGATGCTTTCTGCATACAGTTCCGAACGGCTCTCGCCGCAGCGCATGACGCGGTTGTTCCAGTCCTCGATCTTCTGCCCGACCTGTTCGATCACTTCCCGGTAGGACGGGAAGGTCTCGGCATTGAGGTATTCGTCGTTGGCGGTATTCTCGATGTCCTTGCTGTCCCAACTGGAGCCGAGCCAGTTGAACTCGCTCCGGATGGTCTTTTTGAACAGGCGGAACTGCGTTTCGGCATAGTTCGCCTGCGAGTTGTGGGGTTCGATCGTGCGTGTCTTCCGGCAGACCTGTGCCAAAAACTCCTTGCTTTTCTCACCCGTGAACGCCCCGTGGTTATCGCTGATGAACTCCATGATCTCACGTTTACCGCAATCGCGCAGTCCCATCAGGACCGCCTCGCGTACCATTTCGGGGGTTTCCTTGTGTTGCCCGACCGATGCAGGAGCCCAACCGACGATTTTGCCGGTCGCCACGTCCGATACCATGATGATATAGAGGCGCATTGAGCGCAATTTGCCTTCTTTATCCAAATAGGAATAGGCAAGTGTCCCGGAACCGTCGGCACACCAAAGCGAGTTGCCATAACGAAGCTTCTCCGAAGGGATATAGGAGAGAAAGGTAGAAGCGAACGCCTTATAGCCGTGCCGCTCGCGGTAGGTCATCTGCTTGGTGTTATACATATTCGTATAGTGGCAGAAGGTGGAATAACTAAGCGGTTTTTCGCCTAAATAGTCGATGTCGCGCTCATATTTTTCCCAAAGGGCGATCTTGCTCTCCTTGGCCGAGCCGCCGAAGTTCATCCATAGTTTCAGGATCAACGCCTCATGCAGGTCGAACCGCTTGATTTCACCGGTTTCTTCATCCACCAGCTTGCACTTGCCGATCTTGCGGGCGTTGTCGTTGCCGTAGCGTCCGGAGACGAAAAAGTCATACTGTTCCGACTCGTCCGCCGGGAAGTAATGGAGCTTCTTCCGGAGGCTCTCGCCGGTAGTCACCGTGAAGCCCTCTAACCGCTTCTTATGCAAAATCAGGGCGCAAGCCTTGTAGAACTCCTCTTTCGTGCGGCAGCCGAACGCCTTGTAGCCTCCATCCGCCGCCAACCGCTTGATGCAACGCGCCCAGGCGATGGCTTCTGCCAGTTCTCCGGCCTTGTCCTTATTATATTTGCAGGTACCGTTTACCTCGTAGTAACGGAAACGGAGAAGGTCGGTGTTACTGATCCGCTCCTTGACATACTCCTCGATACCCCTTTGCGAGCATTGCTCGGCAAGCCGCGCCTCCCGCTGGCGCAATTCGTCAGCCTCCATCATCAGCATATCCTTTTCGCCCAGCCTGGACCGATAGCGAGTATCCTTCCGGTCGGGGATATAGTCGTAATCGTAATAGAAACGGCCGTCAATCCGGGCGTAACGCCACGATTTGCCGGTCACCGGCAGGATGTCTTTCATGCGGTGGCAGGGGGAGACGGAAGATTTATATTTAGAACGAGCACAAACCCGTAAATACTCATCCATGTTATCCCCCAGCGCATCGCAGATCAACCGCTCTGAGACCCACACCGTCGGCGTGTTCTGGAACGTCCTCACTATTATGTCACCTTGTCCGATACTCATTTGTTTATAATTTTTTATTTGTTCCCGGAAGCGGATTCGAACCGCTGACCATATCTTCTGGATTACCAGTTCCGATTGTTCTACCTGACTGAACTATCCGGGATACCACCCTCGTTCCGCGGGCCGCGTACCGATAGAGACACACGCCGTGTGTCTCAACCTAAATCAATCTTAATTGAAACCTAAACCCTGATTGTTATCCTTGTCGCTGCCACCTAACAGCCACAACATTACCTTATCCATCCATACCTCGAAACGATCCGCTTCCTCGCCGCACGCTTTCTCGTTTCCGATCAGTAGCAGGCTGAACACGAACCATACCGTACAGAGCAACGCCCCTGTCAGTTCTCTGTCATTCTCAATTGTCCCTATCCCTGCAAAGAGAAAGATCCAACTGATGGCCCATCCGTAAAGAATCACTTTCGTTTTCATGATCAACCTTCTGCTAATTGCGCTTTCGCTAACACTTTCGTCTCATACACCAGCCCCGGATCCATCTTTTCCATCCAGCCGAACCGTTTTGCCAATAGGCGGTCCAACACCGCCCAGTCTTCCAGGCTCACGCAGTCGTTATAATTGTACCACTGGCTCTCGCCCGTCTCCGGATCCAACCCGACGATGCCCCAGAACTCCTTGCAGGCAGCCCCTATGCACACCTTACACTCGCCCTTGGCGATCACAACCCGGAACACCGGCCGTTCATCCACCTTCCGCCCGGTATAGACCAACATCAGGAAGTTCACCTCATACTCGGAATCCATGTTGAACGGTGCCTCGCACAAGGCCTTGTAGTCAATTCTCTTTCTTGTTTCCATATTCATTCTTTAATTATTAATTCAATTGCTCCGCCCCCGGTCTCGCTCCGGTACTTGCAAGTCGCCAGCTTTCTTAGGCGGAATAGTCTCGGTCTCAGTTAAATTGCCTACCTTTGTAGGTGAACTCAAAAAACTAATCAGTATGAATGATTTGATTAAATTTCAAGAAGCCTTGAACAATAAAGTTAAAGGCTTAAAGTGTCCTGTTTGTGGATGTAGCGATGGTAATTTCCGTACCAAGAACACACAAAACCCTCAAGTATTCGGACTTGTTTGCCCTCAATGTGGCCATGTTATTCTGTTTGACATAGATGTTCTGTTGGACAAATAGTTGGTTTTGTACATCCGTCAGCTATTTCATGTCTTAACTGTTGTAGCTGGCGGATTAGAAGATCCATTTCCTCTTCTTTGGTTATATCTCTTGCCTCGATATGAAATACTGCATCTGTTGCTATACAATTTTGTACTATTCCATATTTTATCTCGCAACAGATTTTTCGATACGATTTGGTTATTAATATATCCATGTTTTTCCTCCTTCCTCTTAAATCGTTATTACCCGTTCCTCTTTCTTCACCGACCCGCCTAACTTGATCGCCATCGCCCGGATCTTCCTTGCCAGCTCCGTATCAATCCGGCAATTCAATGCCTGACTGATCGTTTTGTCACTACACCGAAGGATTTCCTTTACCTTCTTTCTGATCGCTGTGTCCGCTAAAACTTTTGCCATATTCAATATTTAATGATTAATTATTATCTTTACAGCGTCGGTAATGTTCATTACGACGATGCAATATTAGTACACATTTTGAAAACTGCAAAATGTTTTCAGTTAAAATATTTTCAAAATGAAAACTTTTTATTCTAAGCAGGATGTTTTGAATAGGCTAAAAGAGGCTTATAATATTCAAAAAGACACAGATTTAGCAGGACTCTTGGGCATATCCAAGTCTACTTTATCTAATTGGGTGAGTCGAGACAGTCTTGATTACGACAAAGTGTTTTCAAAATGTGAACATATTAATATAGATTGGCTACTCACCGGTCGTGGTTCCATGCTGAAAAGCGAGGGAGTGCCGCTGATGGGTGACAAGGAAGGGGGGAAAGAGGAGGTTTTGCCGGAAATAAACTACGAATACAAGGGCGCACCTTATTATAATGTAGATTTTATCGGAGGCTTTGATTTGGTATTGAACGACCAAACCCGTAACCCGGATTATTATATCAATTTCGCACCTTACAACAAGGAGGGGGTCATCTGGTGTAACATCACTGGCCACTCCATGGAACCGGAACTAAACAACGGAGACTTCATCGCCATGAAGGAGATGCACTCGCCGATTCAGTATCTTCCGGCAGGAGAGATTTACGGCATCATCACGGAAGACTACCGCACGGTTAAGCGTATCCGCATGGCCGACCAAAAAGGCTTTGTCCGCCTGATCCCTACCAACAAAAGCCCCGAATATGCCGAACAGGAGATTCCTGTTGAGATGATCCGCAAGGTGTATGCAGTGCTGGGGAGTATGCACAGGTTGTTTTAATGATTGAATATCAATAATCAGCGCAAATTGTAAAATAGAAATATATGGAACTGAGAGACTTTATAAGTGAAACACTTATACAGATAGTACAAGGAATTAATGATGCGCAAGAGGCTTTAAAAGATACAGACTGCGCAATCAATCCAAGAGATATCGTCTTTGAAAATCGGAGCTATGTAAACTTGAAAAATAAACTACACATTGTACATGATATTGATTTCAATATAGCATTAACAAATACATCTAATTCAGAAGACAAAACAGGAATAGGGGTTATGTTGGGTTCTTTCGGAATTGGCAACAACAAGACATCTTCAGGCGGGAACACCTCAAATACAAACATATCTTTTAGTGTTCCTGTTGTTTTTCCGTCTGTAGATAATGAGAATAAGCCATTACCTCCAATTGTTATTTCACGAGGTAGGACACACCATTATTGATATAATAGATTATATGCTCCGCAAGATTCATTGTGCAATCACTTGGTTTGTAATTAGGATTTGAAAGCAGCCTTAGGACGATTTTCTTTCTAAGGCGCTTTTCTTTCCAAGCTTTTATTTTTGATAATACAGGTACATTCATCGTATGCAGACTCCTTTCTCTTCATATTCCTTTACTGTCGTTTCCAGCTCTTCTATACGTTTTCGTAAACGTTTTATTTCCTTTAAAATAGGACGAACAAAACCGGTTTCGTCTTCATAGTGAGGAGTAGCACCTGACGACATGCCTATCAATTTCAAGTGTATGGCACAAAGAGCATGCCTATACATGGCCGCATCCCGATGATCGTCAATAAGCGTCTGGATGATACCTTTCCGATCCACCTCGAAGTTAACAAAAACAACGTCGTCATCTTTGTGAACCTCTTCTTTCCGTTTCCCTATAGTTTTTCTGATCAGTTTTTTCCACATACTATCCTTTTTGTCCATAATATATGCTGTTTTTATCCCTTTTCAGCCATAAAGATAGGTGTTTTTTGATTAAATGTCTAATAATCAGCGATTAAAATATTTTCGTTATGTGAGTAAACAGAAATATCCCCCACATAAAACAGCTATAATAGGCATTTGAGCCAATAAAAACAGAAATAACCCCTATCCGAACGGCAAAAAAATACGAAAAAAACTAACCCCAACACTATCCCCAACACGAAAAACACGGAAAAACGAAAAGTAAAAAGGTGACACCCGAACTTATCACAGTCCGAAATGCCACCCTAAAATGGAAACATTGCAAATATTCTATCTCAAATGCCAATAAAACAACTATTTACCTCCACGTATCAAGTGTGATTGGATAATCATCGCCCGCCGAGTGATTTTGCAGCTCCCGTCGGTCATACCGGCATGTAGGAGGCTGTTCTTCGTGATCCCCACTTCCTCCTCCGAGAGTGTGTCGAAGATAGCCGAAATCGACCCGAAATAGTAGTTCTTCTTTTCAAAAATCAGATGTACATGGATTACCTTTGTCATAACCTCATTGGCATATTTAACGCTACAAATATACCAAATAATTATTATTTGGAAGTATTTAAATAAACTATTTTATTTGCCAGCCCAGAAAGTGCAAAATAAAAGAGGCCGTTTTAAAGCCTCTTTTTATTCTTCTCAAATGTGCTTCCAACCACTCCAACAACCCCATTGTACGGCTTATCAGAACCCATTTTACCCCTATTTTCCCCATGTAAAACAGTCAATGCGAAGTTTTATACCCCAACTGTGAAGCAACTTCCCATTTTTCCCTCTTTTTTCAACCTAAAATGTGAAGCAAATGGGAAGCAATGTGATTTTTCGTTTTTCCTTCCGTTCTTCTTTATTTATTGTATATCAATATTATACGGGTTGCTGGTTTTACTTTTCGTATTTCCTCTTATATTTTCCGGCTTATGGAAGCTCCCCAAAGCTTTCTTCTCAGGCAACTGGGATTATTGTGACAAACTTTTGCAATGGATGATGCCTCCGCGAATAATCTTATTTGGTTTTCTGGTGATATTTTCAATTGTAACAACTTGGTACGATTGGTCTTTATCTCTTAAATGGTGGGGAATCACATTCATACTGATCATTTCATTTTTCATGGCGATACCGGATTATCTGGTGGACAATCGTTTCCAGAAAGCCATCATCAGCCTGCCGCTTCTGTTCATTTTAATGTTCCTCAATCTTTTCCGCCTGAGAGGGGCAAACAAAAAATTTATTCATACGGTACACGGTGATCATTCATCCGACAACAATTAATATAAAACCCGACAAAATGAAAATCGCAATAGAAGCACAACGCATTTTTCGCCCGAACAAGCACGGAATGGATTTCGTAGTCCTCGAAACCGTCCGGGAACTGCAGAAGATCGATAAAGAAAATGAATATTTCATTTTTGTAAGTCCGGGAACAGATCACTGCCTGGGAGAAACGGATAATGTACATATCATCGAAGTGAAATGTCCGACCTATCCGCTTTGGGAACAATGGGCATTACCGCGTGCGATAAATAAGTGTAAACCGGATTTACTCCATTGCACAAGCAATACTGCTCCTTTGCGTATTCAGGTTCCTCTGATTCTGACTCTTCACGATATTATTTTTTTGGAGAATAGACAGGGCAGCAGTAAATCCTTATACCAAAATATGGGAAGGTGCTACAGGCGTCTGGTTGTGCCTCGCATTTTGCCTAAATGCCGAAAAATAATCACCGTATCTCATTTCGAATGCAACCGTATACGGGAAACGCTTCATTTGCCGGAAAACAAGATTATGGCTATCTATAATGGTTTTAGTAATCATTTTCAGCCGTTGGACAACACAGAAACAGTCACACAAAAATACATACCGGTAACCGGCTATTTGTTTTTCTTAGGGAATACAGATCCCAAGAAAAATACGCTCCGTACATTGAAAGCATATTATTCGTATCTGCAACAATCCAAAGAGAAGCGCCCCCTATTAATCGCAGACCTGAAACCGGAATTTGTAGATGAGATGCTAAAAGAAACAGGTTTGGAGAATATACGCCCTTACCTGTATCTGCCGGGATATATCCCCAATACCGATTTGCCTTTTATATACAATGGTACTTTCGCTTTTCTCTATACATCTTTGCGGGAAAGTTTCGGTATCCCCTTGCTGGAAGCAATGGCTTGCGGCATCCCAGTAATAACGTCCGACACCTCATCCATGCCGGAGATCGGAGGAGAAGGCGCTATTCTGACGGACCCGACAGACGAGCGATCGATAGCAGCCCAACTCCTTTTATTGGAACAGGATAAAGAATACTATCAAAAACAATCGGCTTATGGGCTCGGACGTGCCAAATGTTTTTCATGGGAACAGACAGCCCGTGAACTGTTAAAACTATATCAATCAACCGTCAAATCTAAATAACACCACCATGAAGAATCGCGACTTTATCATTACCAGCTTACAACCTTGGGATATCGAAATAGGCAGTACCATCAAAAATACGGCCTTGGAGATCTCGAAAAATAACCGGGTTTTATACATCAATACCCCGATGGATTATTCCACCCGATTACGGGGGAATAAAAATAAAGCCTGGACTCGCAGGATGGATGTGATAAAGAAACAGGCCTCTCCCATCCGTCAAATTAACGAACATATGTGGATTGCAGACTGCCCATTTTGCGTCTTGCCGGTCGGAGGATTACCGACTACTTGCCTATTCGATTGGATAAACAGAATCAATAACCGGAAAATAGCAGACTATATCCGTCAAATAACGGCTCAATTGAACTTCAATAATTATATACATCTGATAGATACGGATATCTATCGCAGTCAATATTTAAAGGAGTACCTAACCCCATCTCTTTCCATCTATTATTGCAGAGACTTCGTCATTGGAGAATCCTATTGGAAAAAGAACGGGGTGAGACTTGAACCGCTATTGGCCGCCAAATCTGATATTGTCCTGGCAAACTCTACACACTTTGCCGAACGTTTCCGGCAATATAACCGTCACACTTTTTCTATTGAAACCGGAGTCAATCTTGCTCTGTATGATGGTCGGAAAAAATGGCTGATACCGGAAGATATAAAGCCTATACCCCATCCTATAATTGGCTATGTCGGCACAGTCAACAGTACCCGTCTGGATAGTGATCTGCTTTTACAAATTGCAGAAGAACGACCTGTATACAGCTTTGTTTTTACAGGCCCGGAAGACGAAGTGTTCAGTCAACATCCGATACACCGACTCCCTAATGTCTATTTTTTAGGCAAAAAGCCGGTTGAAACTTTACCGGCTTATATCAATAGCTACGATGTCTGCATCAATCCCCAAATGGTCAACGATATTACAAACGGAAATTATCCATTAAAAATAGACGAATACCTGGCTATGGGGAAGCCGATTGTTGCGACCAGTACTCATACCATGCGGGACATTTTTGCGGCACATACATATCTGCCGGCAAATAAAGACGAATATCTTCAAGCCTTAGACAAGGCCCTGAAAGAAATAAATGATCCGATAAAGAAAGAAGAACGTATCTGTTTTGCAGAAACACACAGTTGGGGGCATAGTGTCCAGAAAATTTATAATATTATCGAACAATTTCAAAAGAAGACATTATGAACTATAGAAGTATCTCCGACCTTAATCAGATCATATTAAAGCGCTTATATATCATTCCTAGGGATATCGATCTGGTTGTCGGCATTCCTCGAAGTGGAATGTTTCCGGCAAACCTCCTGGCTCTTTATCTGAATAGGCCTGTGACCGATCTCGGTTCATTTATCAATGATCATATCTACAAAGCCGGAGAAAGAGGACAGTTCTTTGATTCCCGGCGATACAAAAAAATATTGATCGTCGATGACAGCATTTCGTCCGGGTCGGCTATACAAAAGTGTAAAGAACAAGTCAAACATCTGGAAAATGAGTTTAACATCCGATATTGTGTCGTTTATGCTATTCCTGGTAAAGAAAATATGGTTGATTATGCTTTTGATATCGTTCCTCTTCCTCGTTATTTCCAATGGAATATTCTGAATCACACCGTATTGGAAAAAACCTGTATGGATATAGACGGTGTTTTATGTGTAGATCCCTTACCCGAACAAAATGACGATGGTATATTATATAAAAACTTTATTCTTCATGCGCAGCCTCTATTCATCCCAGGTGCCCCAATTGGCACATTGGTAACTTCCCGTCTGGAAAAATATAGGTCGGAAACAGAAATATGGTTAAAGGCTAACAAGATTAGATACAACAAATTGGTCATGTTGGATCTACCAAACAAAGAAGCCAGGCAAAAAGCAAACTGTCATGCTTCACATAAAGCAAACGAATATAGACTCAATCCATATAAATTATTTATAGAAAGCTCTTTACCACAAGCTATCGAAATAAATAAAATTACAGGAAAACCCGTTTTATGCACTGAGAACTTCGAGATGATATTTGACTCACAGTCTGTACTGTACAACATAAAAAACGGCCAGTCTTTACCCTTGGTTCGAAAAGGGCTATTAAAACTTAGATATTTGATTAAAAAAATAATCCGATAGAGGTTTCTTATGATAAAACAAAAATCCTGCCACATAGAGACTTTACGTGGAATTGCAATCTTACTTGTTGTGCTGGGGCACGTTATCGGCTCTACATCGGAAGGAGGAATGAAAGTTGCCAATGATTCCTTTTTCAGATATCTATACGATCTTTTTGTAAACATTCGAATGCCTCTCTTCACTGTTATCTCAGGGTGGGTATATGCTTTACATCCCGTAAAGGCTGATAATATTTCCATCTTTCTAAGGAAGAAGGTCAGACGTCTACTATTTCCGATGGTATTTGTCGGTTCTTTATATTTCCTGCTCCAATATTTCATTCCTGGAACAAACAACAAAATGGTATTGCCCGATATATGGAAAATTTATATATTTCCTTACAGCATCTACTGGTATTTGCCTGCCCTGTTCCTTGTTTTTATCGGCATAGCTATCTGTGACATAAGAAAATATCTGAATACCATATCCAGATGGTATATTCTTATGATTGTAGCCTGCCTATTATGCTATTCTGAATTAACAGGTATAATACCAAGGTCCGTTCCTAATTATTTTGCATTTAAAAATGCGTTCTACTTATCGCCTTTCTTCCTTACCGGTGTAGGTATTGTCAGGTTCAAAGAGAGACTATCAAGCCCGGTAATGCTAAAAATATATTTAGCGGGCCTTATTATAGGAATTGTTTTACAACAAATGAATTTCTTTTACCCGCATATTACAACATTTTATACCAAATATCATTTATCAATCATTATTGGTATTCTTTCCTCCTCATTTTTAGTCAACTTAAAACTAAACAATCGCTTTTTTATCTGGTTAGCCCAATATGCATACACAATCTATCTATATCATGGTTTTGGCACATCAGGAGGTCGTATTATCCTTTCAGGGATAGGCATACAAAACGAATTTCTTGTATTTCTGTTTGCTGGATCTATTGCAACCTTCTGTCCTATATTAGTGGAAAAAGTCTGTAAAAAGTGGAAAATTTCAAGTAGGCTGTTTTTAGGGACTGTACCCCACAAATAAATTGAAAAGACTTCCTACTCCCTGATAGGGTAACCGTATCAAAATTCTAATACCCTACATTTTATCACACAATCAAGCCTTTTTTTGCAAAAACAACTTGAGAAGCTGTTTGAGACCCGGATATCGGAGCACCGAGACCCGTATGTTGAAGGGCAGGAGATCCGGGTCTCGGAGAGCTGTGACAGGGATGTCGGACAACTTTTCCGCCTTGTTTGGCAGGATTTTATACACTGTTTCTTTTCTTAATCCGGGGAAAATACGTCGTTTTTAATAAAAATCCGCTTCTATCTGTCTATATGTTTTTTGCTCATAATTCACATAAACAACATATTATCAATCAAATAAAGAAATATATAAGATGATAGTATGATAAAGGCATGATAGTTGAGAATAAAGACTATCATAACTCAATAAATTGATAATCAATAGTAACTAAGTAATAATGATAGTATGATAGTTGTTTTGTAAATATTCATACAAGATACAAAATACGATATTTAGTTGTGATTTTAGTGTAGTTGTCCTAACTCCCTGACAAAAAGTGAGCGAAACCGTATCAAAGCATAAGTGATTCCATAAATTAACTGCTGGAATCCCCTTGTCCGATTGAAGTAGGGAGTGAGTTTGAGAAGAGGTGAATCGGCATCTCCCAAATAGATGTAATCGGCATAAATTCTATCAGGCAATAACAAATGAAGTATTTGCTCCCGCTCTTCTTCATAAAGTTTCTGGTTCACACTACTAATCCCAGTCTGGTCGTACCGGGCAACTATTACATCA